TCACCTTCCAAAAGATAGTTTTTTTCATCACCTAATCCTTCATCCTGATTCTGTGTATCTCCCTTGATATCAACGACCTTGTTATTTTCTCCTATTCTGCCAAAGTGAAGGTTCAACTCTGTATTCGTGTAATCCACCCCCTGTGATCTGTCGCAAAGTGGGAAGTAGCACATCGTCGCTTTAGCTATATATGGATACTTATCATTCTTCAGAGGAACTGGAAAATGATAGTTATATGTATTCCATTTTTCGCTAATATCTGAGACCACGAATTTTATTTCATCATCTTTCGTTCTGACGATGTCGTCAATATGAATCGGAACGATTCCATGTCCATATAATGCAACCTCTTCAGGACTTGGTTTTTCATCCCATCCTCTGGCAGCATCAATAATCAAAGCTTTTGCAACTTCCCTATTCAAGCCCAATACATCCATCAAATAAGATAACTTACGAGCAATCCAAGGCGCAGCATAAGATGTTCCCGCAACATACGCTTCTCCTAATGGTTCACAAACCCTGATGTATTTTTCCCCGCTGCCTCCATAATAACTCACATCAGGCTTTGCAAAAAATGATAGCACAAGTCCTTTACGAGAATACTTAGTAGACAGACCATTTCGAGTCACTGCATTTACAACCATACTATTGACAGAATCCGCAGGAGAACCAATCTTGACGATATCTTCACTTGGCTTATTCGTCCCTGCGATAACAAAGATTATATTATTTTCAAACTGTATCCGATCTAATGCCGATGCTTCCGCAGAAATAAAGTTATCATTTATTTCCTGATTGCTGCCAAGAGAGAGATTCCAAACTCGTATGTCTGCATTATTCAAAACGATACTCTTAATTTGTTTAATTATGGAAAATGATGAAAACTCTGTTCCTAATGCCACGCCAAAATGCCTGGCTTTGAATCTGCCACACCCATCTTCTAACCACGGATTCAATCTTGTTCCATCCACAATAATAGAAGACACTGCTGTCCCATGGCGATAGTCATCCGAATTTCTAGGTATATCTTTCGCTACCATGTCATGATATTCAACCCATTCGTGAAAATATACATTTTCATCAAACAGCGTATCTATGACCCCTATCGTAGGCTCTATCGATGGAGACGGTATAGTTGCCATTTCTTTTTGATACTCATCTATAGTATCAAAAATTGTTTCGCGTAGGTTAAATGCGGCGAACGCATCATATATCGAATTAGTACGGCGGCGAAGTAACTCACATTTTTCAGCTATATAACGAAGCATCATAACAATGTTGCTTAAATCGTCATAACCTAGTGTTTGAATTATGCCGTCATTATTGTATTTAACGCCAGTATATGCGGATTGTAATGTTTCGATGTTGTTTAGTTCGTTGTATCTGATCGCGTTTTTAATTTCTTGAATAGTCATTTGCATTGTTGTATTCTCCTTTGGTTTAAATAGTTGGCGGTAGTATTTGGCTACCGCCTTTATTGTTATTCGTAAATATGGCTAGCAATAACTTCATTCTTGCTATTGTCTATTAATTCCCATTCAAAACTTAATGACATATTTTGAATAAATTCGGATGCTTGAACCTTTGTTTCAAAATTCCATGTTTGAGTTGTGTTTAAGTCTTTAAGTGTTAGCATTTTGATTTCTCCTTTTCACTTAGTTGCGTTTTCTGATGTATCTTATGGCTTCATTATACTTGCGTTTTCGCAAGTAGTCAATAGGGAAATTAAAATTTTTTCAAAAAAGTTTGTAAAGGTGGTGAAAAGCTATTGAATATCATATGTACAAAGTCAAAATGCCTTAACAATAAGAAAGGCCAATGCACGGCCAGTGAAATATATTATGACGGCTTATGCCAAACATATTGCACTAGCCAACACGCAGCCAAGCAAGTAGCCGGCATATGCGCGCGATCACATGGGCGCATGAAAGCAAAAGATAACAACATACTACGATAGGGGGTGAATATCAATGAACTACATGCCTAAAATAAAAAAAGTAATTACGGCGTTACAAATCAAGAAAGGTTTAAGGTATGTTATTGATACTCGCCAATCATGGAGCAAGTGGGATAAGCCGTTTAAAGTATTTATCGTGAGCCGCATGTATAATGAATCGGAATATGCAGAAGCGTTTCCGGAGAAGTATAAACGAAAACCATTTAAAGAGGGGCAATTATTTAAGAAAGTTGCTGAATACGATACATTAAAGCCACATGAGTTGTTAATATATTTAGTTAATGTGTTGAAAGGTGGTGAACGTAGTGAGTGATATTAAATTAAAGCCTAAGGAGTTTACGTTTGCAGAAGAATGGTTAAAGACTATGAACGCCACGCAATCAGCAATAAAGGCTGGTTATAGTGAACGAACGGCGTATTCGGCTGGCAATCGACTGTTGAAAAAAGTTGAGGTTAAACAATATATTGATGAACGGCTAGCAGAAATGCAAGAAAGCAGCATTGCCGATACTAACGAGGTAATGCAGTTTTTATCTAGTACGATGCGTGGTGATATTCCCGACCAGTTCGGTTTAGATCCGGCGTTGAATGATAGGCTAAAAGCTGCCGAATTGCTTGGCAAGCGTTATAAGTTGTTTACTGACAAACAAGAAATTAGCGGCGCGGACGGTGAACCGATTAAGGTTATATTTAGTAATATGAATAAAGAATAATAGGTGATTGCATAAATCTATCATTAAATGAGGTATATCCACGGCGATATATCTCATTTTTGTATAAATCTATCAAATATGGAAATAACAATTGACTATAAACCTAATGAAAAACAAAATATATTCCACAACACAAAAGCGCCTTATGCGGTATATGGTGGTGCTCGTGGTGGCGGTAAAACAAAATCATTGATTATGGACGTGTTTATTTACGCCTTAACGTATCCGGGTAGTCATTGTTATATATTTCGTGAAACATACCCAAATTTAGAAGCTAATGTGATTAGAGAGTGGATTAGAAGTGTGCCGGCTGAATTATACAAATATTCAGACCAAAAGCACATAGCCACCTTAAAAAATGGTAGTCAGGTATTGTTTAGGTATGTGAAAAACGATAAAGATGCTGAAAGTTATCAAGGCCAAGAGTTTGATTATCTGGGTATTGATGAACTAACAAAACATACAGAACGAACGGCGGAATTATTAACAGCTTGCTTGCGTAGTGCAAAAGGTTTTCCTGTTCGTTTCCGTGGGAGTTGTAACCCCGGCGGTCGCGGGCATGGTTGGGTGAAGCGTAAATATGTAGAAGCCACAAATTATGGAGAAAATCCTGTTATTGATGAAACTACTGGACTTGAAAAGGTGTTTATACCAGCGCAAGTTTACGATAACTATGTTCTTATGGCGAACGATCCGAGTTATGTCAAACGTTTAGAAGCATTACCAGAACAAGAAAAGAAAGCGTTTTTGTATGGCGATTGGGACGTGTTCATAGGGCAAGTATTTACGGAATTTAACAGAAATATACATGTAGAAGAACCTTTTGAAATTCCTAAAGGTTGGATACGGGTTCGTTCTATGGACTGGGGTTTTAGTAAACCTTTTAGCATTCATTGGTACGCTATTGATTATGAAGGTGTTGCGCATTGTTACCGTGAATATTACGGTTGCACAGGTGAGCCAGATGTAGGGTTAAAGCTGACACCTGATGAAGTGGCTGCCGAAATGGCTAGATTAAGCGAGGGTGAAACATATGCTTATGATATAGCTGATAGAGCGATATGGCAGAAAGACGACCGCATGAAGTGGAGCGTTCAAGGTGAGTCTATTGCTGAAATATTTGCACGGCATGGAATTAACTTCATAAAGTCTAATTCTGAACGCATTCCGGGTAAGATGATGGTTCATACATATCTAAGGGAGAAGAAGATTAAATTCTTTTCTACATGCAAACATATTTTAAGAACGTTACCAGAATTAGTGTATGACGAAAGCAAGCCGGAAGATGTGGATACAACGCAAGAAGATCATGCATATGATGAGTTTAGATATTTTTGCATGAGTAGACCTATCACACCTAAGAAACCGGAGAAACCATTTAATGACGGTTATAGATATGATGATGAAACAGAAGGGGAAGTTACTGCATGGGGCGTATGAGTGAAAAGGCGTTACGTGATTACGCCTATAAGGTGTTAAAGTCGGAATACGGCGAACGCGAAGAAAAAGGCGTTATTATTCCGGCCAAATATACAGATGAACAACTGGCGGAATTTGCAAAAGCAATGCCACAATGGCAACTAGAGCAAATGTACGATATGATATATGGTTCTGAAATGGTGGAGTAATGAATATAGAACAAACATTTGATATATATGAAGCAAAGGCGAACGTAAAAAGCGCATTGAGTGCTACGTCAAACTGGCGGCGAAGTGCTACCGAAGATTATGCATTCATGCAAGGTAAACAATGGGACGATGCTGATTTAAAAAAGCTGCGTGAAGCTGGCCGCCCTGTAATCACAATTAATAGAATACGGGCAACTGTTAATCTGTTGTGTGGTTATGCATCACAGAACGAAACAGAACCGGACTTTTTACCACGTAGCGAAGAAGATGATAGAATCAGCCGTGTTGCGAAAGGTATCACAAAATACTGTTTAGACCGCGCGCACTATCAACGTAATAAGGGCAAATGTTTCCGCGATAAAATCATATGCGGCTTGGCGAATTACTGGATTAGTTATGAATTTGACTACACTAAGTTAGACGGCGCCATTAAAATCGACCGCGTTTCTCCGTTTGATGTTTTCGTTGATCCAGAAAGCACAGAAGAAAACCTAAGCGATGCTCAATTCGTTGGCCGGTATAGTTGGGAAAGCACAAGAAAGCTAAAACAGGTATATCCGGATAAAGCTAATGAAATTGATTTGTTGAGTCATAAATATGACGATACAGAACTAGAAGCCGGAACGGTTGAAACTATTAACGGTGAGTCGCTATGGTATAACGAAAAGTATAAAAAAATTCGTGTAGTCCAATATTGGTATAAGGAATACGGCAAACGGAATGTATTCATGACTAAAGAGGGGTTGATTGATGAAAGCAACCCGCTATTCGTTGTGTTAATGGCTATGGGTAAGAAACCTACTAGCATACCAGATACTAAAATCAGATATGCGACATTCGCCGATAACGTACTACTAGAAGAAGGCGAAAGTCCGTACAAGCATGGTAAATTCCCATTAGTACGTGAATATTGTTACTATACCGGTGAACTGGTAGATGATGAACTAGAACCGGCTGGCGTAGTTCGCGACCTTAAAGATGCGCAACGTGAAAAGAATAAAAACAGAAGTCAACGCATGCACGTTGTTAATCAGCAGTCTTTAGGTGTGAAATTCTGGCAAGGCCAAATAGATGAACACGATAAGAAAACGATTGAAAAGAAAAGCACAACACCGGGAGCAAATATATTCTTGAAACCGGGCGTTACATTCCAAGACGGTACGCCGTCAATGGATAGTGCTATTAGTCTGACTTTAGAGCAACAAGCAGACAATGACTTTTATTCAATAAGTGGCATCACTCCGGAAAGCCTTTCCGGTAGCATTGGTTCTATGAGTGGTAAGGCGATTGACTTGCGGCAATCTGTAACAACCGTACAAACGGCGGATATATTCGCGCAATCAAAAGAAGCGGAATTGCAGATCGTTAAATTGTTATGGGGTGAAAAGAACGCTCCGGGTTTAATTCCTCAATTCTACAACGAAGCCAAAGCAATGCGCATTGTGGGCGATGACGGTCAAAAAGAATTTGTACAGATTGCACCGGGTTTAAATCAACCTATGCAAGAACAGGTTTTAACCGATGAATTAGGGCAACCGCAACGTGATGCGGAAGGTAACCCGATTAAACAAGTTTTATATGATCTATCCGCCTTTGATTTTGATATTGTAATCACTACTAGCCAAGCAAGCGCAACGGCAAGACGTGCTAACCTTTATCAATTATTGGAAGCTAAGAAAAGCGGCGTTGATATTCCTATGGATATCATTCTCGACTTTATGGATTTCCCAGAAAAAGAAACTGTTAAAAAACGTATGCAAGAAGCAGCAGAAAAGCCAGCTTTACCAGAATTGCGTGTTAGCGGCAGCTTAGATGATATGCCGGCGGAAGCATTGAGCATGTACTTGCAAACGCTAGGCGTACAGATTTCACCGCAACAAATTATGGCGGAACGGTTGGCCTTGAAAGGTAAACAGCAGAACATTCAAAATGCACCGCCAATTTTGCCGCCTATGAACGATTTAGGCACTATGTAATATAAACTATCAACACAATAATAAACGCTCCGTAATGGGGCGTTTTTTATATTTCTTTCGCCCTAAGTAATGGCGTTAAAAGGCTTGCTTATACATTATCGCCCGGCAACGGCGTTAAACTGCCATATTCTTATATTCGTCCGGCAATGACGTTAAAAGGCAATAAGGGGTATTTGATATGGAAAAAGATTTAGTAAACATCGAAGAAGCTGGTTTCACACCGGAAGATTTAGAAAACGCGGGCGTTGAACTGGAAGAAACAACCGAAGAAACGGATACACAGGAAATTGCACCAGATGAACCCTCTACAGATGATGCGGCGGAAAGTGATGCGAATGATGCGGAAGTAGAACCGGAAGCGCCGAACACTAACGAAGGTACGGAAGAAACGCATGCGAACGATCAGAACTTAAAGGCAGCACTTGCACAGGAACGCGCAAGACGTAAAGCAGCGGAAGAACGTGCTAGACAATACGAAGCACAACAACGGCCAATTACATTGCCAGACGAAGAAGTATCAAATATTCGCGACTTTGTACGCCGTGAAGCGTTGAAACGCTTTAACATTACGGCGGAAGATTTAGAAAGTCTTATGTTTGAAGATGTACAGAAATATAACGATTTTATTCGTTTTGAAGCCAACGCAGAATATACAATTACTAATCAGCAAATGGCGATACATCAACAAAGACAAACTAACATTAATTTCGTAAATGAAATTAAATCATTACCGAACTTTGGGGAATTGTATCAACGCGGTTTAGAAAAGTTAAACGGAATGACGATGCGCGATGCACAACCGATTAACGATGCTTTTTATCGTGTTGATATTGGCGAAGGTACACAGGCCGATTTTGAAACCATTAGAAAATTTGTAACAGAATTGCAAAATGAACGGGCAACAAGTACCGAAGTACCTAACAACCCTTTACAAGTTGCGGCTACGTTGCCAAAAGCTGGCGCGTTAAACGGTGGCGTTCCTACACCTAACAAAGTAACGGAAGAAGATATTTTGAAAGCGTACCAAACGGGCAACCTTGATGCATTGCCGGACGATGTACGCAAATATTTTGACGAATTATAAGAGGTAAAACATGGCAGAACAAAGAAATCAAGTTAATATTCCAGCGGCCTTAGTTCCTAAAGTATGGGCCAAAAAAGTATGGCACGAAGGCTTGAAAGAAAGCTATTTTGATAAATTTACGGCATTGGACGGTTCCAACGTTGTACATAAGAACAAAGATTTAGAAAATGTAAAAGGTGATAGCGTAGTATTCGGCTTGATGATGAACTTAACAGGTTCCGGCGTTGAAGGTAACCGCGCTAAATTATCCGGCGCAGAAGATAGCTTGAACATTTATGATTTCACAGTAAATACTCAATTAGTGCGTAATGCGGTTTCCCGCTTTGAAGCGGACGACCAAAAAACACAATATGATATGTTGAAAGAAATCAAAAGCGCATTGAAACAATGGTTATCTGATTGGTTAGACGATAAATTAATCTCTAAACTTTCCGCAACACCTACTAGCGGCGAAGTATTATATGCAAGCACAGCTAATACACAAGTAAGCATTACGGCAAACGATAAATTGACTACAACTATTATTTCCCGTGCTAAACGTAAGGCAATGATGCACGGCCCTAAAGTACAACCAATTAAGGTTGACGGCATGGACAAGTATATTATGCTTGTATCCCCATGGGCGGCTCGTGATTTAAAAGACGATGAAAAATGGCTTGCAGCACAACAAAACGCAAATGTTCGCGGTTCTAAAAACCCTATTTTCACAGGTGCATTAGGCGAATATGACGGCGTAATTCTTTACGAATACGAACGCGTATTATCTGATACTACAGGCGCATCTAGTGCGAATGTATGTCATAATTTGTTGTTGGGTAAACAAGCAGCATGTTTCGCAGTAGCTAGACCAGCTAAACATATCGAACAAACAGACGATTACGGCAACATTGCTGGTAATGGTATTGCGTTCTATGGTGCGGTTGAAAAAACTAAATTCAATGCCAAGGACTACGGCGTAATTCAAGTAATGACTGGCGGCGTTGTTGAACGCTAATTTATAGGTATAGGCGGGGTGATACCCGCCTTTATTCTTATATGGGGTGAATATGAACGTAAAACAAATAGTAAATAGGGCGTTCATGCAAATAGGCGATACATCGCAAGAAACGTATACACAATACCAGCTATTGGAGTATTACAACGAAGGCAATCACCTATTGAACGCTTTAATTAGCCAATATTGCCCTAGCCTTGCAACTGCCACACATGAAGATAACGGAACGGGGCGAATTGTACTGCCGTTTCAATGTATCGGAGTGTTAAAGGTACAAGCAGATGATGCGGAAGTGCAAGGGTATCATGTGTTGAATTTACAAACGGTGGTATTTGATGCGGATCATGAACAGAAAATCACCGTTGATTATATAAAGACGGCTGGATATAAAACGCTAGATGATGAAAGCGGACTACCGGCAGAACTAGAAACATTGTTAGTTGATTACATCGTGTATCGCGTAATGAATATGGATATTACCGGCATTACTTCCAATATGGTAAATGCACTACAAACAATTAACAGTGGACTAGGTGAAAATGATTGTATTATAGCGGAAGGGTATTGGGATTATGGTTGTAAAAGAACTGATTACTCTGGTTAATGTTGAAAGCAACGAAATACTAGATGAACAATTAGAATATATCCAGTACATTAACGCCGCTATTGATTGGCTAACTACTATATTGGTTAGCATTAAAGACCGCGAAGTAGTTAAGAATACGGATATACCAAACTTAAAAGCCGTACCGTCCGACTTTATGGGGTTCATTCCAAAGAGTGGTTATCCTATCCGCATCATTAACGGAACGTTTGAAACCTATGACGGGGAAATAGTAAAAGGCGTATTTTATAGCGTGCGTAAAAACCACGTTGACGAATTGGACGATGCTATTCCGTTTTCTGAATTCTTTCATCAGTATCTAGTGCAGCTTATATCTTTCATGGTAAAGAAAAAATCTCTTATGACTGATTATGCTGCCTATGATAAGGCCTTTATTGACTACATCACGGAACAAATTAAAGTGGCAAGGGGTATTACATAATGGGCGTAAAACAGGTAGCAACAACAAACGGTTTCCGGTTGGGCCTTGACTGGTCGAACCCGCCCGAAAATATTGATATGCAAGCCTTAACGCAAGCTAGGCAATGCGAATTCGATAGAACGGATAATGCATTACGTACCGTTCCGGGGGTTAGAGTGCTGTATGATTTCGGCTTGCCTATTGAAACGTTGTATTACGATGTGTATCGGAAGCGTTGGTATTTTTCATCGAATAAGAATTTATATGAAACAGATTTCAGCACTCACAAACTATTAGGTGTGTTAAGTGGTGTGCAAAAGCCTATGTATCATGCATTCGGTGGTGATATTCTGATCGCTAGTGGCGGGAAGCTACAGGCGATTACGGGAGCAGGGCAACTCATTACAGTAGAAAGCCCTACATGTGAAATGGTATCCAGTCATTCCGGACGTGTGTTGCTTTCATCGATTTATTCGCATCGGTTGAATTGGTCGGCGGTTGGTGATTATCAATCATGGACACATAATAGCAACGATGCATCGAGCAGCCAATATGTTGATGTAGGGTATAAAGACCAGGGCAGTATTATTGCCGTTGACTTCTTAACCCGTGCAATTATCGTATACAAAGAATATGGGCGTGTATATCAAGTAGTTGGCACACCAGACGATAATAATTTGACTGTATACCCGCTATCCTCAACGGGATATTGTAGCGGTTCAACTTTGAGTATCGATGATAGATCATACTATTTAGGGGAACAAGGGTTTATGTCATTCATGCCGACTAACACGTACGCAGAAATACAACCATTTGAAACTGGCCTAAACATTAATTCATACCTGTTGAAGTACATCACTAAAGATTGTGAAATGTGGCATGTACCTAGCCGTAAGCAATTGTGGATAAAGCCCTACAATGGGGATAGCTTATTCATCTATCATTACCTACCCCGATATAATGACGGTCGCGGAGTATTCACATCTAGAAAATTCACGTATAACATCAATTCCGTTGTAAGTATAGATAAAGATGTATATGTAGCCTATGGCAATAAGATTGGTATTCTTGATGAAAGCATAGATACAGATGACGGCGTACAAATTGAAACCTCTATTATTAGTGGAAACCGATTGGCTACACGTCAATTCATCTTGATTATGAACTACAATTTCGTAACACATAATATTATTAATGGATACGGCACAATTGGCATTTCCAATAAGAAGGCTAAGCTTATTAATTTTGCTAGTAAGGCTACTAAGACATATTATGCAACGATGAAAACTATAAATGCTACAAGCAAGATGAACACTAACGAATACACCAAAGCTTATAAGATTGGTGGCGGTGCTAATCGTAATGTGCAGTTTAAAATACACGTTCAAAAAGGGGCTATATCTCTAAGGCAATTAGATTATACGTATGAAGAGGTTTAAATATGGCATATAAAGAAAAACACCCTTTGGATATTACACCCCAAGGGGATACGGTGCAAGATAGCATTCAGAAAAACCGGGCTGAAATATTAGAAGTCGCCAAAGCTGTAGAATTAAAGGCTAGTGGTGGCGGTAATACAGGCGGTGGCGTGCTACGGAATAGGGTGCTAAACGGTAAGGTTGGTAATAGTGAATGGGCGTTTTTGATTGGTGATAATTTAAGTGTAATGATTGACGGCAGTCAAACACCGGTATTGTTATCATTCGCCGACGGGTACGATGATAACGGAAGTGTAGACTATGTAAGTACGATTACAAGTAAAACGAGTGCATGGAATTTACCAGCGCAATCTACATCGTATTTATATATCGAACGCTCCGCATCGGGTGCGTTAAGTTATGGCAGTACTACTATTGAACCAGTGCGCCAAGCAAGTGCGCCAAAGGCTGAAATGGATAAAATGCACTATAACACGGTAGCCGATAAGATGTACCTATATAACGGCGTACAATGGAAGTCAGTGCTTCGCATTGTAGTTGCCATTGTAGTTACAGATAGTACATCGGTTAAAAGCATTAAGTACTACCGTCCGGGGTTTAGCGGCGATGTAATGGCGGATAAATCTATCACTAGCGAGAAAATCGGGGATAAAGAAATAAAAGGTGCTAATATTGCCGATGAGCAAATAGAAAGCAAGCATCTGGCAAAAAGTATCAATGATTTATTTGCAGTGGTGAAGAAAGATATTGAAGATTTAAAACCAAAGATTGATAGCGTATTATCAAAAGCCTATCCAGTAGGTGTGATATATTGCAGCACCGTAGAAACTAACCCGCATGAATTGTTTGGGTTTGGTACATGGGAATATATCGAACAAGGACGGGTTCTATTATCACAAGGCGATAAATATAGCGCTGGTAGTACTGGTGGTGCAGAAACGCATACATTGACTACGCAAGAAATGCCTAAACATAATCACGGCGAGAATACTTCCGAAGGTGGTGGCCACACGCATACAGGAACGGCACAAGATGCAGGAGAACATACTCATAAAGGTTATTTATATGGTACTGGTGCCGGTAGTGGTAATTATTTAGGCATTGGCGAATATATATCAAAAGCATTGGTTAAACCTTTTGATGGTTCAATGTGTGATGTCGATGTGAAAACTAGCGGTGGTCATAATCATACTATAGCCATTGATAGCGCTGGTAATCACACACATGCTATTAATCAAGAAGGTGGCGGACAAGCTCATAATATTATGCAGCCGTACTTATCTGTATATATGTGGAAGCGGGTGGCATAGTGGAAACGGATAGCCTTGAAAACATGATAAAGGACTATGAACGCAGAACAGGGGAACGAGTGGATCTAAGCGGTTTTTATTTCGATGAAAATAATAACTACAAAGATAAGTACAATTATTACTTTAAATTCTTCCCTGGTGTAGGGTTCCTATTTTGGACGATTAATGAATTCAACGGGGCTAAGTATTTTACGATATGGCAAACATACGGTGATATGAAAGTAATCGGGAAATACATTGTTGATGTGATGAAGTTAAACGATTTAGACATTATAGTTACGGCTACACATCGCAGCGTTAAAGGGTTCATTAAGAAGTGGAAAATGGAACGCGTTCCGACTATGGACTATGTATATAATGGGTTCAATTATAAAGTGCTAAAGACTGTTAGAAAGCACCTTGAAGCAACTTTGTAGAAAGGAAAAGCATGTTTATATTTGACTTGCAATTATTTGGCGGTGGCGGTAAAAAATCAAAGGTAAGTAGCATTGATGCAAAACTACCTACGGCCAGCGCTGAAGAAAAGGAATTGCTAAAAGGGCAAATTGGTTGGATAAATGGAACTAACCAAAGCGCCAATACGTTGCAAGGTATGGGCGATGCGGCACTGGGAAATGTGATTACACCGGCATATAAAGATATGTTCAATCAGTATCTAGGTATTAATCAAAACAATCAAAATGCTATTGGTGCATTACAAAATCAGATTTCAAGCGCTGGTGCGCAGAACCTAACCGACAATACAAAATACGCTAATCAGTTAGCGGCAAGCGTTGATAATATGAACAATACGGCAAGCCAATTGGCTAACGAGTATAGCGGGGCATTATTGCAAAATCAAAATGCAATGAACGCTATTACATCGGGCCAATTGCCTACTGCATACCAGGAAGCACGCCAAAAGGCGCTAAACAATGATTTAGAAAGCACATTAGGTAGTGCGGTATCCGGGCTTGCTAGCCGTGGCATCATTAACTCATCACAAGCAGATACTGCTATTAACAATATAAGTAAAAATGCATCTAACACATTAGCTGCACAATATGCCCAAGACCTAAACCAAGCGGCGAACCTAAACACACAAGCATTTAATAATAATCTGAGTGGTATCGGTGCTAAATTAGGATTATGGGGGAATACATATAATAACCAACAAAATGGGATAGTAAACCAAGCTAATTTGATGAACCAAGGATATACTAATCAAATGAGCAACGCAGGAACGGCCGCCGGGCTAGTTGGCCAACGTGAAGGGTTAGCACAAAACCCAATTAACACGGGAGCAACTACACAAGAAGCGGCAATTCAACCGGCGAAAGATTACTATTCTATGGCACAACTTAATAACGCAGATCAGGAAGATTTATTAAACCGCTACATGACGTTACGATATGGGTTAGCTAGCCCAGCACAAACAACAGTGCGCCAAGGTAGTGGTGGTTTCTTTGGAGGGTTTATGAAAGGTTTTTGTTTCGTAGAAGGTACAGAAATTGCAACGCCAGAAGGTGGCAAGGCAATTGAAACGTTTGTTAATGGTGATACAGTAATCACTTTAGGCGCGGTTAATGATGTAATCGCATTGCATGATATGGGCGAAAAGGAAACATATCAACTAAGTACTATTGATTGCCAAGTTACCACTACAGGTAGTGAAAAGGTACTCACTCCGAACGGTTTGAAGTTGGTTGAAGCACTAGAAATAGGTGAACCAATTATGACGGTACATGGTTATCAAGTAGTTGTTACATGTGAACCAACAGGCGAAACAGAACATGTATATGAATTGCAATGTACTGGCGATAACTTATTCTACGCCAACGGCATTATGGCGGAAGGTATCAATGAAGATGAACTGCAAGCCATTAAAGCAGAATTGAATAGTACTGAAGATGTTGGTAAAAAAACAAGCAAAAAAGGCAGTAAGAAAAATACTGAGAAAGTAGAGGAATAACACAATGGGAGTTATTTATTTACAAGACTTTGAACCATGGGCAGCTGTTGGCGAACTAGCTGGACAATATGCATCACATCGCCTAGGCGCGTTACAAAATAATAAAATGGCGAAAGGGTATCAAAGCATGTTAAATGGTGATGCTCAACAAGGGCAAGGCCAGTTACAAGTGATTGATAACCAAAATAGAAATGTAATGCAGATGCAACCGACACAATTCAACTCCGCGCAATATGTAAATGATGCAATGCGGAACAATTCCGTAGGCGCTCAAATGGTGGCACAACATAACGGGTTATGGGGACAACCTACACAACCTGGACAAGTGGCACAAGCTATACAACCGGCAACATCTGTACAAGCTAATACAGATACGCCGGCGGTGGTAACGCAACCACAACAAAGTACCGGCTTATGGAATTTCCAAAATCTAAACAATACTGGTATTGGTATACCTCAAACGTACCAAGATATGGTACAACAACGGGGTACTAATTTTTTTCACCAAGCGCCCAATTTGGTAAGCGATGGTAATACCGAAAAGGATAAAGCGCAAGGACAATACGCCATTCCGGATAAAGCAAGTCTAACCACAGAGGCCCGCAAACGATTGGGCGCTAACACATTAGCGTTAGTCAAAGCGGGCTTTGACTTTAAAACCGCGCAAGGGCTTGCAAGCGAACAATATCAAAGCGATATCAATTCGATGTATGCGCAACAAGTAAATGAATACCAAGAAAAGGTATTGGAGCCGATGCGCCAACAAATCATGAATAATCTTGTATTTACGCAAGATAAAGACGGAAACCCAGTTGTAGATACCTATAACACAAAACGGGTTAAAGGGTTAGCACCAGCCGTTGCAAGATACAATTATCTAGCAAGCAAAGTAGGTGCTGGCACTATTGACATGAATAACTTGAATAGCATTGCAGCGTTGGATAAACCGGACTACAAATTTAGTAGTGCGCAAAACGGCCACATTGTACGATACAACATGGGCGACGGTACTATTCAAGATATGGGCGGTTATGGCAAGGTTGAAACAAAACAATTTGCGAACGGCCAAGTTATCGTAATGACACCAGACGGCCAAATGAAAAATATCGGCAATTTTGGGGCCAAGAATATTAAAGTTATGCCAGACGGCAAAACATATATTGTTGGCACAGATGGCAGCATGAAATATGTAGGTACGCATGTTAAACCGGCAACGGCTACACATACAGGTACAAGCGGTTATAATGCACAAGTATTAAGGACTTTATCCGCGCAGCATACTGCATGGGTAAAAGCTAACCCGGATAAGGCAGAAACAGAAAGTCCTTATTATGGGCAATTACAAAGCGCATTAAGCGGTGCGCCTACTGGTGGCGGTGGTGGAGCGCCAACAGTTAAACGGCAACCGACTTATTCAAGCGAAGAACAAGCGGCAGTTTCCAAGCGAATGAACGAATTATCAGCGCAAGGCTGGAGTGATGATCAGATAGCAGCGGAACTTGATGCGGCTGGTTATGGTAATTATAAATCGTGGTTAAAGTCTTATTAAACAAAGAGGTAAACAATGGGTGCATTTGATGATATTACAAGTCGTTATGGTAGTAATGCTAATAGCGGCAACGCCTTTGAAGATATAACAACCGAATACGGCTATGATGCAGATAATGTACCCAAGCCTACATTATGGGACGGCATCAAGAATAATGCGGAATGGGTAGCAAACGGCGTAAGTGATAAAGCTAATCGTGCAGTTAATCAAGTAGAAACCACCGCAACGAACGTGAAAAATACGTTGGGTAATTGGTGGGACGGAACGGTTGAAGCGGTAAGCGCCGCACGTGATGCACGCCGCCGTTCTATTAGCAATTCGGTAGACGCTATGCAACGCGGGGAAATTGATGCAACAGACTTGCCAGAAGACGGCGACGGTTATTTAGATCAATACGCAACACCAGATTATGCAGCCAAATCACAGGCAGCATATAATCAAGTTGTAGGCCGTCCGGCTGGTTATTTAGCGATTACGCCGTACATGCCGGCACCTGTCAAAGTGGTGGCTAGCGTATTGGCAGCACCTACAATTATAGGCGATGCGCAAGACATGTACGAACAAAATTCTAGTGATTACGCATCTGGTAACACAGAAAATATTATTGCGGATAGTCCGGCATTGACCACGGCAAAAGGTTTTTTGGTAGATCCTATCACTAACCCTATAGGCCGTGCGATTGATGCGCCGGGTGAATTTACGCAAAATATCGTAGATAACCCGTTCAACGCATGGGACGATGTGTTTTTGCCGGCTGGCATGGTTAAAGGTGTAACACCTAAAAAGGTAACTGGCACCATTGGCGAACGTGTAGGGCGTGTTGGTGAACATATTAAAGAAAAGGCATCTAATGCATTTGAAGATATCGGGGAACGCTTTAAGAAGGAAGAACCGAGCATGCAAGAAGGCGTATTGTATAATGCGTTTGAAGATGTTCCAGTACCGGAAGAAACTGCAAATACAGTAGAACCGCGTGCATATGCAGAAGATGCATTAAATGGCCAAGCCTATGAGGGAGAAACGGGGAATATCCAAGCTGATATATATAACCGATATCGTCAAAACGGATTAAGCGACATTGAAGCGGCGGGCATGACTGGCAATATTGGCGCCGAAAGTAGTTTTAATACAACTATAACAAGTGGCGACGGCTACGGTTCCCGCGGTTTGGTTCAATTTACTGGGGATAGATTGAACGGCGAAAACGGCTTGTTAAAATTTGCCGAAAGTAGGGGAATGGATCCGTGGGATTGGAGAACGCAAGTTGATTTCAGCGTATGGGAATTGCACAACACGGAAAGCGCCGCATTAAAAGAAATGCGTGCTAGACCAGATGCAACACCAGCTGAAATGGCAAAAATTATTCGTGAATATTATGAAAGACCAGACCCAGCAGTTGCACGTGATAATGTTCGCGCGGAAATTGCGGAAGATACATTTAAAGGAAATTATGGGAGATATGAAAATGGGCCACGTGATACATCATTTAAAGATAGTAGCCTAGATCCCAACCGAACATCACATGAAGAACCGTTTAGGGATGAGTTCATAGAACGTGAAACCGTAAAAGGTGAAGAACCGCACACAGATTTGAATAGTTTCGTTGAAAATACCGAAAAGAAATCAGTTAAAAACGATGATTTAGGTATAAACTATCAAGGCGAAGGTGAAACGGCTCGTACAGGCGAAATAAACAAATTTCAGCCTAAAAACCGCATAAATACTGACTTTGTAGAGACTGAAACACCTAAAATTCAAGAAAAGACGATTGAAAACGATGCAAATAGTAAATTCCGATACGAAGAAGATGCGCCAAACGTAAGTTTGAAAAATTCGATTGATGAATTACCACTAAAAGCACGCGAAACAATCGTAAATGAATTGAAAGACGTTGTAAAAGATGATGCATCGGAAACACGATTTACGGAATTAGAAAATAAAGTTCATTCTAATACAGAAATCTTGAAAGATTTAAACAAAGCAACTAAGCCGGATATTCCTAAAACGGAACTTGATGCGGTTAAGGCTCGATTATCTGAAAGCCTAGATGTACCGGTTGAAAGTTTGAACCATGAATATATGGAAACCGTTCTCCGTGATCGTGCTGCCGAATTAATCACCGATACGCAAGAACTTAAAATGTTACAAGCGGAACCGGTAGAAGGTGGCGTGAGCAAATATGCACAACAACCAAGCCAACTTTTAGACCACGCAACGCATGAGCAAGTACACAATGCAGTTGTAAAAGCCTTTGACGGTAACGAAGCAATGGCAAATCGCTATTTGGAAAGTAAAGGCGTTAAAAAATCTAATGTTGTAGATAGTGATTTACAATACAGCATGAACCCATTAGAACAAGCTGAGGGAAGAGGGGCCGGTGAAGTAAAAGAACTTGGACGCAATGTATCACGAAAAGAAATTATTGATACTATTAATAATTTATTCGACCAAAGAGTGAAATCCGGACGATTAGGCAAAAAAGGGGCTATGGGTTGGTATAATACAAAAACTCAGGTTATCCGTTCTGGAAATTGGGGTGATATTCGCACACTATCCCATGAATTAGGGCATCACATTGATAATTTATATGGGTTTAGCGATGAACATAGTTCGATAGGATTACAAGCCGCTATCGATAAAGATTTATTAGGACAGGTGCGACAACGGTTTGGTAATGCGTATAATCATTTGAATAGACAAGGTGTACGACAAGAGGGATTTGCCGAATTTTTCAATGATTACATTGGAGATAGAGCGAGAGCTAAAAAGTTATTTCCTACTTTCTATAATTATTTCAAAGAAACCGTAAAAAATGATAAGGAACTCAATGCAGCTGTTGATAAATTATCTGATGTTACTCATAAATGGTTTAACCAATCTAGCGCAGACCGTATCAAAGGTTCTATTTCCTTTGAACGAACCTCTAAAGCTGAACGTATCGTTACGGATGCTAAAGATGGAAATATTAAAGATACCATTAAACGTGTAGCGAGTGATATCTATACAAAAGCTATTGATGAACTCAATCCATTGCGTGAAATGGTTGAGGAAGTGGAACATATTACAGGTGAAAAAGTAGCATTTAAAGATAATCCGTTTATGCAAGCGTGGTTGTCTCGTGGCTGGGTAGGCAAAGCAGAAGAATTTATAAAGCGTGGGAGACCAGAAAAGGGCGTTCGTTCGTTTGAGGATATTATTAAGGATATACCTCAAAAAGAACATAAAGACTTTAGCGCCTATCTTGTAGCGCTGCATGATTTAGACCTACACCGTAACGGCCAGATGCCTACATTTACACTAAAAGAGGATTTGGCTGCCGTTAATCAGTATGAAAAAAATCCTACATTCAAAAGCGCTGCTAAAGATATTCACCGTTTTCAAGATTATATGCTTGCTGAACTTGTGAATAACGGAATATTAAAACCAGAAACATACCATTTATTGCGAAATAAATACCCTAATTATGTTCCGTTTTTCCGTGATTTCTCAGCAGAGAGTATGGATGGGTTCTTTTCTAGTTCCAAAGGGTTTGTCAACGTGGCTAATCCTATTAAGCGGTTCAAAGGCAGTACACGTGATATTATTGATCCATTAGAAAGCATTGTAAAAAATACATACCAATTCTACAATGCAATCGAACGAAACCACGTAGGCGTTACCTTTGCCAAGTTAGCGAAGAAACCGGGCGTAGGAACCATTGTCGAAGAGGTTAGGGGAGATAGACCGGCAAAATCCACTGATAATACATTTTCCGTTTGGGTTAAAGGGAAAAAAGTTGTATATGAAACAACTCCGGAATTAGCGCAAGCAATGAAAATGATGAACAAGGATACAAGCAATTTTATAACAAAAATATTGCAGTATCCGGCTAGTTGGTTACGTGCTGGTTCAACTGTTACCGCTGGCTTTGCTATCACAAACGCCTTGCGTGATACTATTTCAGCTGGCGTATTCTCTAAACATGGTTTTTTACCTGTGGTTGATACATTTAGAGGGTTAGCACATTTCTTAAAGAAAGACCAGTTATATTGGGATTACGTCAAAAGTGGTGGCGCTCACGCTGCTATGGTAAGCCTTGATAGAGACTATTTGAGCGGACATTTAAGAGAATTATTTTCTCGTAAGTCCACATTGTCAAAAGTTGCAAGAAACCCTATGGAAGTGTTGCGCGCTATATCGGAAGCAACGGAAGTGGCTACCCGTTTAGGCGAATTTAGCAATGCTAGAAAAGGGTATACAGGGTTATACAGTCGTTTAACAAAAACCAATTTAAAACCTAAATCACTAGGTGAAGCATCTATTGAAAGCCGTGATATTACGATTGATTTCAGCCGTACCGGTACGCATACCAAAACTGCAAATAAAGTTGTAGCGTTCTTTAATGCAACCATTCAAGGCGGCGACAAATTAGTACGTGCATGGCGTGATGATCCGAAAGGTATGACGATTAAATCTACTTTGTTTATCACGTTGCCTACAATCGCATTATGGTATTTAAACAAAGATAATTCAGCATATCAAGAGTTGCCACAATGGGAAAAGGATACATTCTTCCATATTCCGGCTGGGGATAAATTTGTAAAGATACCTAAGCCGTTTGAATTAGGGTTGTTATACGGCACTACATTTGAACGTATGTTACAGTATTTCGACGATAAATCAACAGGCAGAAACGGAGTCGGCTTTAAAGGTTTAGGTGATAGGGTAATTGATACATTATTACCGGATGTATTACCTACGGCTTTGTCTCCGATTTGGGAATGGTGGAGTAATTACTCTAAATTCAGACAAAGAAACATCGTACCTCAATCACAAGAAAAACTACCGGATAAACTACAGTACGGATCTAATACGTCCATGGTGGCTCGCAAAATTGGCGACACATTCAACGTATCACCATACAAGGTAGATAATACTATCATGGGTTATGGTGGCAACCTTGCTCGATTAGGATTAGACATAACGGATGCTATTAGTGGTGCGAATGAAAAACGCCCTACTAAAGGTGTAACGGAGTTACCGGAAATACGCCGTTTCTTTGCTAAACCATATCAAAGTAGCGATAGCGTGCAACGTGTCTATGACGACTTTAAGGAGCAGGAAAAACTACATAACGAACTAAAACTTACAGGGCAGAGACCGGAAGGCTATGACCCTAAGTTATACAATAAGCTGAAAAATGCACAAAATTCATTTAAGGCCATCAATAAAGCATCAAAGAAAATTATTGATAGTGAAACCATGTCTAGCGATGCAAAGAGGGAAAAGTTAGACAAACTAAATATTCAAAAAGCCAATGTAGCAAGAGGGGTATATGGCTTAGGGATTATAAAGGAGTAATAATGCAAATAGTGTTAGATTTCTTAATCGATAGTTGGAATTCTCTTACAACTAGCTTTATCTTAAAAACAATATTAAGCAGCGTTGCTGCGTTGGCTATATGGGTGATTGGTTTAAAACACGTTCAAATATTGGGCGTGTTTATTTTATTGGTATTCGTCGATTTACTCACAAAATGGGCGGCAATCGCTTATAAAATGTTGATTGATGAGTTCGGATATGATCCGGAGAAAATAGCCACATGGGAGAAATACCGGGCAATACCGGTAGCGTTTGAAAAACAACTCATAGCATCTAAATATATGCGTAAGGGTTTTGTTGGAAAAGTTATGACATATGTTGCGGCCACAATGGCCGCTATTTTATTTGACGAAATGAGCGGTCAGAAACAATTTGCGGTATCGCTTGTATGGTTATATTTAGGTTCATCTGAATTTTTATCTATACTGGAAAATCTCCGCGACGGCGGCAACGTTTCTATGGGTAAGTTTTTGGATTTAATTAAAACCAAAATTGAAAATAAAGTTAAATTATAGGGGGTACCATGAGGGGTATTGATGTAAGCGAAAATAACGGTGTAGTTGATTGGGGCGCAATTAAGGCGAACGGGTTCGATTTTGCTATTATCCGTATCGGTTATGGCCGTGGCAATTTAGATAGTGAATTTTATAACAATGTAAACGGCGCAATTAACGCCGGTTTAGCTATTGGGGTATACCATTATTCCTACGCAATGAATGAAGAAAATGCGGCAGATGAAGCGGAATTCGTATTGAATACATTAAACGATGCCGGATTAACTACTGATAAGTTGCCTATGGGCGTATGGTTCGATATGGAAGATGCTGACGATTACAAGGCAAATCGTGGCATGCCTACTAGCCAACAATTAACAAATATTTGTAGCGTGTTCATCAATAAATTATGGCAAGCTGGATATGTTAATACTGGTTTGTACGCTAGTTATGACTGGTTAGTGAATGTATTAGATGTTAATCAATTAGGCGGTTGCGCTATCTGGTGCGCACAACTTAATAACCAATGCGACTATGAAGGGGCCAATTTGTGGCAGTACACATTTAGCGAAAACATCGAGGGCAAGGAATTTGATGCTGATTTAGTGCTAAATTGGCCTATTTAATAGGGGGTAATTATGGATACTATCAAACAGTTAATTAAGCAATACATGCCAGTTATTACGGTGGCACTTCTTGTGTTGCTAGTACTTGCAGTTGGGCTATTGATTAATAACCATATCAAGCATAAGCAGGAGCAACCGGTAATATTAAAGCAAGAAGCGGCAAAGAACCCGAAACAATTGGGCAATGCATTGCATGTTTCGACTAAAGAAGCGCAACAAATTATTACGTTAAAAGAACGTTCTGAACCAGTGGCAACATATCGGGTTAATGCTCCGACGATACATGATGCGGCGGTGATTACTAAAAATGCAATTAGTAACAAATCGCCTAATGTACCGAAATTAGCAACAGAAAAAAGCGATAGGACCGCGGTTGTTGAAAATGACGAAGCCCAAAAAGTTGACGTGTATAAAATCAATTTAGACAAACCGCATAGTATATTAGCGGGTGCAACTGTAATGAATAATGGCGAAATATACGAAACTATCGGATATGAAGATAAACGCTTTGAGGGGTTAGCACATTTTAAAGGTTCAGAATTTAAAGGTGCATCCGCATTAGTTAAAGTTGTGAGATGGTAGGTGATCCAAATATCTCCGAGTTGCACGGATTGCAACAACTATTTATTTACCAAGAAAGGAAAACATTATGGCACAAGTATTTACATTCAATGGAAAAACACATCAATTCGCAGAAGATATTCAACCAAACAAAGAGGGGTTATATATGGCCACCTTGAAAGACGGCGATAACGTAACGTGTGAAATGTGGTTTGTAAATGGTGAATTGAAACGATTAGTTGAATTAGACTAAACGTATTAGAGGGTAGCTTAATCGCTACCCTCTTTTTTATTTCGTCAAATATTCGTCAAAATTTAATTGTGAAATATGATATTTATTGTGTTAAAATCAATAAGTGTTACCTTAAGAATACTATAAATAGTGATATTTATTGATTATTTTGAATTACAACTCATCATGAAGTATAATATAAGGTATAAGAAAATAGGCGTATTCTGCCTTTTTCATGATTACTGACTGATTAGAAAAGGAGTATTAGCTAATGAGATGT